GTTCAAGATGCTGATGGAGGACATTAAAGAGGGCAGGATCGACGGGCGCACGCGAAAGGTCGGCAATCCCAAGGTCGAATGGTTTCTGATCGGCGGCGATGTAATAATCGACAGGGGCGTCTGGCCGGGGAAGTTCATTCCAATTTGTCCCGCGATCGGGCGTGAGATCGTGGTTGATGGACAGCTTGATCGGAAGGGTCATACGCGCCCGCTGATCGATGCGCAGCGCATGCTGAATTACGGCGCGAGTGGAGGGGTTCAGGCAGTCGCGCTCGGGGTGCTCTCGCAATGGCTCGCGGATAGCAGGGCAACCGAAGGGCAGGAGCAGTGGAAAGACGCCAACGTCCAGACCTATGGAGTGCTTCAGTATACGGGAGTGGATGAAGAGGGCGAAGGCGAGACGCAGATCATTCCGCCACCGACGCGGATACCTCCGGTCGATGTGCCGCAAGCGCATATGAGCGTCGCGGCGTCTGCGGAACGTCAGATGATGATGATTTCCGGCCAGTTTCAGGCCCAAATGGGCGAGGAAGACCAACAGAGCGCCGCGAGCGGAAAGGCGATTGGCGAACGCCAGCAGCAAGGCGATACCGCAACGCACCATTTCCCGGACAATTTCGCGGCGATGCTGCGCTATGCGGGGCGGCAGCTAATCGACCTATATCCAAAGATATACGACACCAAGAGGGCGCTGCATATCACGGGCGATGACGGGGAGAAGTTCTGGATACAGATCGACCCGAACCAGCAGGACGATTTGATCGAGTTGCAGCGAGAGAAAGATGACGAGGAAGCGACGCGGCTCGCGTTTAACCCGAAGCTAGGGGAGTTCGAGGTCGTCAGCGATCCGGGGCCGGATTATGCGACGCAACGTCAAGAGGCATGGGCGGCCTATTCGCTCATCTTGCAGCAGAATATGGCGCTCGCGGGAGTTATTGGGGATTTGATCTTTAAGTACGGCGATTTCCCCGGCGCGGACGATATCGCGGAGCGCTTGGAGAAAGAAATCAAGGCGACGAAGCCTTATCTGTTCGATCCGACGAAGGAACCCGCGCTCGCAGCGGCGACGCAGCAGTTGCAGAAACTGACCGCCCTCAATGCTGAATTGATGCAAAAGCTCGCGATGAAAGATTTGCAAATCAAGGGGAGAGACGAGCGGAGGGATGTGGAGGCGTCGAACGCGGAGACGAAGCGCCTACAGGTCATCGTGGATGCGATGGCGAAACTGGGGTTGCCCGCGGGCGAGCAGGCGCGGATGGAGCACGAATTAGGGCTGCGCCTGCACGATCATGTTCTGGATAACATTACGATGGCGAACCAGGGTGACATTGACATGCAAGTCAATTCGGCTATGCCTAAGCCTTCGACGAACGGTTCCGGGGCGTGAAAGTGGCGAAGAGATCGGCCTTTGTTGAGACTTTCGGCGTGCAAGAGGCCCTCAGCCAATATATCGCGAGCATCGAGGCGTTGGTGCCGACTACTTCCGACGATATGTTCGATTGGGAGCGGGATACTACTCGATCGGGAAAGCAAGCGGCGCGCGCGAAGGCGCGAAAGATCATCGAGTTTCTGAGGTCTCAAGCTGGGGTTGAACTGCCGGCATGAGCCGCCTTGCATGGTTCGATGCGGTCAAAGAAGCGGGACGCGCTGGAATGCAAACGCTGATCGTCTTTATTCTCGGAATGCTTGCGGGTGCGGGAACGCTTGCATTCGTGGTTTTCCGCATATTCGGAACGACAATCCCCTGATTGGAGCAGCCAATGACAAAGGGCATGGAAGGCAAGAAGATGGACGCCAGCAGCAGCGGAGGTCTGAAGGTTGGGCTCAAGAAGGGCCTTGGCTCCCCGCGCGATGTTGACAGCCCCGTGAACAAGGGCGAAAAGCGCCGGGGCGGGGCGCGGAGCGGACAGACATTCAAGGGCGCTCGGAAATGAGGGACATGAATAGGTTGCTCAACCCGAATAGACCTTGGTTTGACTTGATGCGCGAAGCTAAGAAAGTAGGCGATAAGAGTAGCGTCCGACCTGAGCAGATCGCACGCATCTGCGATGATGAACCTTGGTTTATAAAGGAAGTCCGAAAGCTTTCCCAACGATTGGCGACCGCCGAACAGCTCATCGAACGGTTGGGCGCGGAACCCGACACGTTCGGCCTTGGAGAAATGCCGTGAGCAAGCTATCTCGCGCGCACCGCAAGGAACTGCCGAAAGCCAAATTCGCGGAGCCGAGCGAGCGGAAGTATCCGATCGAGGACAAATCCCACGCCCGCAACGCGAAGGCGCGCGCTTCCGAGATGGAGCACAAGGGCAGGCTGTCCTCGTCCGAAAAGTCCAAGATCGACGCGAAAGCCGATCGGGTTCTCAAGGGCAAGCGCAAATAGCGGAGTTTCGCCATGATCGGACTTGCGATTTCCATCCTGTGGCTCGCGATTGGCGTCATCGTCCTTGGCGGCGTCGTTTTCCTCGCGCTCCTGGCTGTCAAGACATTCATGGCTGTGGATGCGCGGGTCGAGCGCGCGATTTGGCTTATTTTCTTCATTCTGGTTTTGATCTATTGTCTGATGACGCTTTCGGGAACCGCGCCGAGTTTTGGCGGCGGCTTCCGGCAGTTGCATTGAGGACGCGCGATGAAAGCCAAGTCGAACGTGGAGCGCAAGGTCGAGAAGGCCGCCAAGGAATTTTCCAAAGGCGAGTTGCACTCTGGTAGCAAATCCGGCCCGATCGTCAAATCCAAGGCTCAGGCGCTCGCGATCGGCTATAGCGAGGGGCGCAGAGGAAAGAAGAAATGAGCGCTGAAATCGTCCATGTCTCGCCTGCGCCCTTGGATGCCGAGATCGCCGCGGAGTTGCGCCGGCGCCTGACCGAAGCTCTCGCGCCTGTCGGCCTCATTCTGGAAGATGCTCGGAAAGCTGGGCTCTACGTCGGCTTTTCATTTCAGTTCGACGCCTTCGGGCGTCAAATCCTTGCGCCTATCCAGATCAACAAGCCCCTATGACCAGGACAATCGAACTCAACGGCGAGCAAATCTCGGTTTCCGAGGCCGCAAAGCTCATTCAGATGCTCTATAACGACGCCGCGCAGGTCGCCGGCGAGTTTCACGGCATGAACCGCAGCGAGAAATTCCGCATAAACTGGCCCGACGAGGACCTTTTCGTCAAAGCGAACTGGAAAACATTCGTTCAGGCGACGCGCGAGATGTACACCGCGCAACTCGCGGACAAAAAGGTGCCGGAGGCCAAAAAGCAGCAGATTTTCAAGGCGCTGGTGCTGGAGCGCAAGATTGCCCAAGGCCAGGAGAGCGATACCCGCCTGCAATTGAAGCCGAACACGCAACAATTCGTCGGAGATAAGCGGGAGAATGCGCTTATTCTTGACAAATTCGGGAAAAAGCCGAATTTTCGGGCTGCGCTGGCGAACGGCGCGGCAAAAATTCTCAAAACGAGGCACTGAGGATGCCGATTGTCGCACTTAGGGGAAAATTTGAGAACTGGCGCGCGCTTGTCGCCCATGTGATGGAAGATGACGAAATCGCAAACCTCGTGATTATGACATTTTCCAAGGATGAAGAAATTAAGATGGCGCATTTTGGAATGTCGAGAGAGCGGATGGCTTATGCGGCGCTTTGGTTGCAGCGAGCCGCGATAACTGAGGACTGATGCGAACGATGGCCGACGAGAACATCGAGCAAACGCCAATTCCCGCGCCTGCGGAGCCCGTAGAGCCTCCTGCCGCGATTGCCGCGCCTGAGCCAGTGCCAGCGCCAGAAACACCGCCAGCGCCAGCCGCAAAGCCATGGTATCTGGAGGAGCTCGCGAACGCCCGCGCCCGCGCTCGCCAAGCCGAGGAGCGCGCCGCAACCGCCGAAGCAATGGCTGCGCGCGCCGCGCAGACTGCGTCGAGCCCATCTGCGCCAAATCCGACGCCCTCTCCCGCGCCTCCGCAGCCCTCACAATCGCCGCAGCAGATCGCGCAGCAGATGATCATGAAGGAACAACGCGACGATATTATCCGCGCGGGATATGCGGCCTACGGGGGCGCCAAGTTCGATGAAATCGGCAATGTTCTCGCGGCGGTCGGCGCGACGACGGACGATTTCGTGCAGGACGTTCTCGCGGTCGATCGCGCGGGCGCCCATAAGCTGTTCGCGGACCTCGCGGCAAATCCGCAAGAAGCCAATCGTCTCGCGAGTCTGAATTCGCGTCAAAGAATTGCGGAGCTTGTCAAAATGTCAATGAAAGCGACACCTGCCGCAGCCGAAGCCGCTGCGGCGGCTATTGCGGCCCCCGCCGCCCAAGCGGTTCCCGCTCCCAGGGGCGTCTCGAAAGCCCCGGCTCCGGCCCCCGTTGTCGCTCCCGCGGCCGTCAAGCCGGAAGTTGATGGATATTCGGACGATGCCACGGACGAGCAGTTCACGCGCCAGTTCAACGAGCGGTGGGCGAAGCGTCGCGCGATCAGGTAGTGTCACGAATAGCGGGCGTGACATTTCGCGCTCTGGTTTGCTTATCCATAATACTTGCGGTAGTTTTTCTCACTGCGGAATGGAAGGCGTTCCATTTCCATTGATGCGCGACGCTTCGCGCGTTTGACTGGCAGAGCGCCCGCGCCACGGCTGCGATAACGCCGCGGAGACTTCGGTCTCGACCCATAATCGTCTCGGCCTGGGAACTGAGATAGTCGCCGCCTCGCGCGGTCCCTCCAAATCATCGCTCGCCGTGGATCGTGCAGCGCTTTCTCAAGGAGCCATCCCGTGGCTAACAACATCCTTACGCCGAGCATGATCACTCGGTATTCCATCCGCATGTTTCTGAACACGAACTATTTCGTGCAGAATATCAACCGTCAGTTTGAAGATCAGTACGGCGTCGAGGGCGCGCGCATCGGCGCCCAGCTTCGCATTCGCTATCCGAACCAATATACGGTCACAGACGGCCCGGGCCTCGCGGTTCAGGACACGACCGAACAGCAGTTCCTGCTCACCGTCGCGACGCAGCGCCATGTGGACGTGGCATTTACCACGGTCGAAACCACGCTGGACATTGATGATTACATGGAGCGCATCGTGCTGCCGCGCGTGAACGCGCTGGCGGCGAACGTCGCGGTTCAGATCATGGTCAACACCGCGAACAGCGTACGCAACATCACCGCGAACGTCGACGCGAACAATAATATCTTGCCCGTGAGCGATACCCCGTTCGCGCTCGCGCGCGCGATCTTGGAGGAAAACTCGGCGCCGAATTTCGGCGAAATGGGTGTTCGCAAGGTCGTGCTCGCCCCGCGCTCCGACGCGCGCATGCAGCTCGCTCTTCGCGGCCTGTTCAACCCTGTCGAGACCATCTCGAAGCAGTTCAACGCCGCGATGATGTACGAGGCGCTGCAATTCCGCTGGTTCGAGGATCAGTCAGTCATCAATCATACCACGGGCACGATGGCTTCCGGCACGGTCAACGCGACGGCGGGGCAGACGGGCAATACGCTGACGATCACCGCGATCTCGGGAACGATCAACGCGGGCGACGTCTTTACGATCGCGGGCGTGAATGCGATCAACCGAACGAATTTCAACACGCTCGGAACATTGGCTCAGTTCGTCGCGACCGCCCCCGTCGCGAACGGCGGCACATCGCTTTCGTTCTATCCGCCGATCATTCCGCCCGCGTCTTCGGTTCCCTATGCGGGGCTTCCCTATACCCCGCAGCAATACCAGACCGTCACTGCGGCGCCTGCCGCCAATGCCGTCATTACTCCGTTCGCAAACGCGGGCGTGACCTATCGCGAGAACCTCGCCTACGCGCCCGACGCCGTTACGATGGTCGTCGCGCCGCTTTGGATACCGCCGAGCGGAAAGGGCGTTATCGCGGCGGCCCGGCACAACTTCGATGAGTTGAGCATGAGGTCGCTGGTTTGCTATGAGCCCGCGACGGATCAGCCGATCGACCGATTGGATATCTTGTTCGGTTCTGGGGTTCCGCGGCCAGAATGGTTGTGCCAAGTCGCCGACATCGTGCCGTGAGCGTAACCGCGTCGTCACAAAGCGCGAGCATGATGGCGACGCAATGAACTCTTGGCGGATAAAAATCCTGCTCAGAATTGCGATGCACATTTTGAGCGGGACGGATTATCAAATCACGGCTCCAGCCGTGGGCATAACGCTCGGATTTCCCGTGCGAACGCGAAAGGGTCAAATCATGGCAAATTACGAACTGTTCAATGATGAAGTCGTCACTGTCCCAATTCTGACGCAGGATGCGGGCGGCGACGTGGTTCCGGCTCCGGCGGGCGATACGTTCACAGTCGCGTCGTCAAGTCCGTCGCTCGGCGTGGCGGTCACGGCGCTAGCCAGCGGGGCTCCCGCTTTAGTGCTGACGCCTTTAGTGCAGGCGTCGCCGGGGATTTCCGTTACGATCAGCGATTCGAAGGGCCTCAAGGTCGCGACGCAAATCGTGGATATCGTCGCGGATATGAGCCCGACGAACATCGTTTTGGACATCGCCGACGCGACGAAGGTCTCCCAGCCGGTTCCGACCGCTCCGGGGCCGTGATCTCGTTTGCAATCTCTGCACTCGCGCTGTAACTTGGCGCGAGTGCGTCGTTTTTCTCATTTGAAAGGCTCTCGCCATGACCGAACTCGCACCCGCGCCAATTGTCGCAACTCCGCCGTTCCCGCCCATTTTCGCGCCAGCGTCTCCGCTGGCTGAAAAACCTGTGGCCGAGGCCACCAAGTCCGACCGCCAAGCGCGCCGAGACGCCGCCGACAAGGCTGCGATGGTCCCCGTGACCTCGGAAATGATCGCCGCGGCGAAAACGGTCCACGGCCTCCACAATCTGACGGATGGGCAGATCACCGCCGCGTTCCGCAAGATGTACGTCGCGCATCATCTGCCGCCGCGCCCGACGAACGAATGGCCGAAGTGGATCACTCCGCATGAAAGCCATATCATGCGTCATCTCGCGCCAGCGGTGGGAGAGGCCAAGCCCGTCGAGCTTTCGCCGCCGATCGTTGCGGACTATCCCTATCACGTCGCGCGCGACGGCGCGGTGACGGTGCTCGTGTCGGATCAGGAGGAGGCGGACGAGATGACCGCGGCCCACGTCGCGCATGATCCGAACGCCCCGCCGAAGGATGAGGTATCGGCGGTTGACGAATGGCGCAAGGGTCGCGCCGAGCGTCGCGCTGCTGCGGTAAGCAAAGCGGGAGCATCCAAGTGAATTTCGTTCTCCCTCCGAAAAGCCAAGTCGGATACCTCGATCCGGAGATTGCGGGCGAAGGCACGAAGATCATCCACAGCGACGGCGAAATCGTCAATTGGGCGCCGCCGCCCGTCAAGCCGATCATTCCAGATCTGAGCCAGGTCAAATCGATCCGGCACTATTTCGGGCGCACGGGCGGGAAGACCTATCCCGCGTGGTTTTACCATGAGAAAGAAGCGCCGCGGCTGCTGAAAAGCGCGGATGAGGCGGCGCAACTCGGGATTGTCCGACGCGAGGCGACGGTGCATGAGCGCGGAACCTACGGCGTCTCGGCGGTCTGGGATTATGCGCCCGAGTGCGAGTGGAGAGCCGCGCCATTCGAGCGCGATACCAAGTTCAATCCCGATCAGGTGACGAACGCGAAAACCGTAATCCGGCAGGAAAACCGCTCGCAGAACGAAAACGCGATGATCGAGCGGATGATACCACAGGTCGCGGCGGCGGTCGCGGCGGCGCTCCGGGTTGCCCAGCCCACGGCTCCCACTGGCGCGCCGACGAGCGATCCAGAACTTTGGGCGCAATTTCAGGAGTTCGTCGCGTTCAAGAAAGCGGCGGAGGTCGCGGCGGCGGATCCACAAGCGAACGCGTTCGCGGCGCCCCGCGACGGCGATCCAGTCACGGAAACTCTCGGCGCCGACGATGACGAGGAATTCCAGCGCGCGGAATTGCAGGCGACGGCGATCAGGCTCGGCATCAAGATCGACAAGCGATGGGGCCTCGCGCGTCTTTCCGAGGCGATCAATGTCGCTGATGCGGAGCGAACCAGCAAGGTCGCTTGATGCTCAGTTTTGACGATATCCAGCGTCTCGCCAATGAAAAATGGGGCGCTGGGGGAACAATATCGCTGCGCTTGAAGGGCGTTGCCCAAGAATTGGTTCACGATCAAACGGGCAACTCAGTGACCGTCTCGCTCACACGAAAAGAAGTCGAAATGAGCGAGGCCGAGTTCACACGCGAAATCATCGTACCGCAACTTGATTTTCTGCGCGAAATGGTGAAGCGCGTCGAATAGGGGAATGCCTGAATGACGCTCCCCATTCCCGCCGAACCAGCGATCAAGATCG